GTGTTGGCGATTTTTGGTAAGCCTGCATGTCCTCTAGCCACAATATTTCCCCTAATTATTTCAAACCGCTAACTTTACGCAAAGTTCTTGCTGGTTTGCTTTTGGCGTTATCGTTGTTGCCTGAATCATTCCATATAACGGTTTTACCATCTTTGAACCATTTCCGAGTTCTAATATGGCTTTGAATATATGGTCCGGTAATTTGTTGGTGGTGTTCCGCGTACTCGGCCACGTCCTTCCAGTCCATGTTGTTGGTCGCCCAGTCGATGATCTCCTCCTCGCTCGCCGCGAACAGAGGGAGGGTGTCCTCCGCCAGGGACTTGAGGAGGTTGTCCCCGAACTCGGCTTTGTAGTGGGCGGCGCGATTTGTCGCGATAACCATCACGGGGACAGCGAGAACACTGCCGTCGTGTTGTTGAATGAGGAGTTTCCGCTTGTCGTGCGGGGCTTCGGTAAAGGTGATCCGGATATCGTCCATAGTTGTGCCTCCCGATAGAGTTGGAGGAGTCACCGGGATTGGCTACCCGGCTGTGGTGCGTTGCGACCCCCGAGTTATCGGATCTGTGGCGAGAGTGGCTAGCGTCACTCCTGGTAGCACCTTTGACGTCTCAGACCGCTGCGACGGTCCCGTGGACTCCGTGGTTGGATATAGTTGTACGGTGTTGTGTGATGAAGTCCGAGAGGGTGTCGGCGTTGACTTGGTCGACAGGGGTCGCTGCGTGGTAGGCGTCGTGGACATCGCGGGCGAGGGTGGTGCCGTTGGCGGGGTCGAAGCGGAGTTCGGGGTGACGCGACCACGACAGGACATGGTGGGCTGAGAGTTCGCCGCCGCGCTGGCCGGTGGCTTGGCAGGTGTAGTTGTCGCGGGCTAATATATTCTTGGCCCAGACGGCGAACTCGTTGCCGCGTCCGTGGCGGGTCTTAGCGCGGTCTTCGTCGGTGAGGTCTGGGTTCCATGAAGGGTGATCGGAGCCGGTTGGGTAGTTGATCCGCTTGGCGGTCTCCTGGGCCGTGGCGGTTTGATTCTCCGTGATACACCTGGGGCAGCGAGGGTGTTGGCTGTTGTAGAGGAAACTGCCCAGGTTGATCTGGCCGGGCTGTCCGCAGGCGCAGAGGAAGTGGTAGTTGCTACGGACGCCGGTATATTCGGTGAAGGTTGGCTGGACTCCGGCGTTAAGGAAGGCTGTCTGGATCCGTTCGAGTGTAACCGGATCACCTTCAGCTTTATGAACAGCAAGGCATTTCTTACACCAGAATCCGACCCCTTGTCGGGACTCCAGAGTCTCCCTTCTAGCCTCCAGGTCAAATCGAGTTGAACATGACTCACAAATACAGGATAATATGTTATGGTTTCCTGGGAGATCCTTCCGCAATGTAATTTTGAGAACATTCGTAGAGAAAGCCGGAAATTCCTTAAAAAGATTTAAGATCGAAGGACCCCCTTTCGACTTGACATCCTGGATCTTCTCAATAGAATATTTCTTACTGCATTCAGAACATTGAGGAGGGTTGGACTTCCCTCTGAGGTTATTAATGAGGATGGTTCCAGGCTGACCGCAGGCGCAGATGAACGGAAGAGAGACATCGTCGTAGGGGAGTTCGGTGAATGTCGGGGTCACTCCACGGTTGATGAACTCTTGACGAACTGACTCGAGGGTGTGTTTTCGCTTGGCGACCTTGCGCGGCTTGACCTTGTTCATACACTTCCGACAGCGGAGACCCGTGTCCTTCCGTTTACTCAGGGAGCGGATCTCGAACTTGAATGAGGAGGTACAGTCGATGCAGGTGGCGTAGATGTGGGGGCGGTTCCGGGCGGCTCGCCCTTTCCCGACGGGTTCGACGACGATATCCGTGATCGCGTCTGGGTAACCCTCCAGGCTCTCCAGGAGCAGGGCGGAGGGAGAGTCTTCTGGCAGGTTGTGGGTGAAAGTCACGTTCATACCCTGATATAGAACGAGGGGGTCCGGGTTTAGAAATCCGGACCCCCTCGGGGTTTCTATGCTGGTTGGATCAGGGTCAGGTGATTTTGATCTGCTGGGCACCCAAATCTGAGTTGTGGATACCGATGCCCAGGGCTTCAAAAATTGACCAGCCAAAACTGCGCTCCGCTGGTTGATCCGCGGGCAGCACGGTCAGGTCGATCCGCACCGGGATGGTGCCAAAGTATTCCGGCTCCGTGATCAGGTAGACCTCGTCGGCGGCGATTTCGGGGCTCATGTACACCTGGGCGCCGTAGACGGTACCGATCAGACCGGTACGCAGCAATTCGCGCTGGGTCTCGAAGTCCACGTAGTCGCGTCCGGCTTTGCGGAACATCGGGTATTGGGTGGCGTTCATGAAGATCTTGTCCACCCGCAGACCGTGTCGTTCCACGCGGGCGAAGGCATCGGCCATCACACCCATGTCGAAGTTGGCCTTGGTGACGGTGACCACGTCGTTGACGGTGTTGGCGGCGGTGGCCACGGAGATCGCCGAGAAGATCTTTTGGTCTTCCTTGCGGAACAGTTCGTCGCGGGCTTTCTGCTTGATCCGGCGGACGATATCGAAGCGACGTTCTTTCACCTGGGTGAAAGGGATCTTGGGTAGACTGGCGATCTCGAAGGTCGGGATCATGAGGCGTCCGGTCTTGACCACGGTCTGGACACTGTCTCCCTCTTCACCCACCACGTAGGATGGGGTGTCCACGTCGGTGTCGTAGACGGGGAGGGCGCCGTCGGGCAGCTCGTCGATGAAGAAGGCGCGGCGGCCGATGGCTTGGTAGTCGCGCAGGGTCCGCAGGGGCTCCTGCATCATGGCGGCGATCTTTTGACGTCCGCCCTGACTTGCCATCAGGGTAGACATCATCTTGTGTTTCTGGGCGGCGGTAACTTGACGGGGCATTTGTTAGACTCCTGAAACTGTAGGTTGGTCGCCGTCCTTAGACGATGATCTGAAGTTCGGGATTGGCGGGTGTCGCTACCGAGTCGGCGGTTCCGATAACTTGGGCACCGGCAGCGGGCTCGACGTTGGTCACGAGCCCGACATCGCCACCCGTCCCGGCGTACAGTTTTTCTCCAGGAGCGAAGGTCAGGCCGGACACCACCTGGTCGGTCACAATGATGCAGTTGCCGACGGTCAGAGTGCATTTGCCGGATGCGACAGCGGGGACGTTCTCGAAGTAGTATCCGGCGGCGTCATTGACGATGAAGCCGATCACATTGGTGGTCTGATCGGCACCGTCAGAGAGTTGGACAACACCGTTTGCGTCCTGGGAGGCCAGACGACCACCGACGAGACCGACAATATAGGGGTCTTTGGCGGCGTCTTCGGTTGAACCGGCGATCTTGGTGGGGTCCAGATTGAAGCTGGCCTGGATGCCTTTGTGCAGGATCTTGATCATGATTTCTTATCCTTCTGAGTCGTAGTTGCTGTGGTTAGCGCAACACCTCGTCTGAGATGAAGGCACCCAGGCTGGGGGTATCTGATTTGGATTTCATGAGGGTTCGACTTGCCGTTCTACGCACGGTGGCTTTTCTCGCGGTAGATGCGGAGAGCTCTTCTTCCTCGGGAGGGAGTTCGTCTTCCGTGAGGATCTCGCTTTGCACGATCTCGTCGATTTCGGGCATGTCGAGGTCGGGAGTAAATTCCTCCTCCTCGGCTGGGATCTCTTCCGCGTCCTCGAAGGGATTGACACCTTCGGCCGCTTCTTCCTCTTCGGCGGGAGGCTCCTCTTCGGCGGGAAGTTCGTCTTCGTCTCCCGAGGAACCTTCCTCGGCGGGGGTTTCCTCGGCGGGGGTTTCCTCGGCGGGGGTTTCCTCTGCGGGAACCTCTTCCTCGGCGGGGGTTTCCTCTGCGGGAAGTTCGTCTTCACCTTCGAGAGGTTCGTCGGAGGCGACTTCCTCGTTCTCCTCGTCGGGTTCCGGCTCCACCTGCACACCGTTCTCGTCTACCAGGAGGGTCTCTTCTTCCTCTTCCAGGACCTCCGAGATAGTCGCTTTCAACAGGGCGATCTTGGCGCGAATTTTGTAGGTGGATTCCAGATGACCGGCGACGGTAACATTCGGTAGGTTGTGTCGGAGGGTGGCCCGGAAGTTACCAATGGAGGTACCCCCTTGTTCCAGTAGCGAGACGTCCATCTTGTGGAGGGTCTGATAGACCTTTCGCATCGCTTGTTTACTCATGGGCTTGCCGGTTTTGAAGGACAGATAGGTCTTGTTGACCAACCGGTCCATGGTGGCGATTTTACTCTCCACCCCCCGTGCAGAAGCCGCGACGTGCTTGACTGTTTTTTCCATGGTTAATTCCCGTTATCTAACGTTATACGGTTGGTCCGGCTAGCTTTTCGCCCTTTGGACGTGCAGCTCCTATTCAGGTCAGAACAGATTGATAGAATCTCTCTATCATCTCTCACCGGAGGTATTTCCTCATTGCTTCTTTCTCGAGTGCGGCCTTGGGTAGTTGGATCTCTATCGATGTTTCCGGGGAGATTGGGAGGATGTGTCGTTTCGCGGCCCCTCCGAACGCCGGGGGTTCTGAGAGCCAGGAGGCTTCCGTGAAATTACAGGAGCCTTCCTTTTCCGATCCAAGTATCTCGGCGATAGTTCGACGTCTGCCTTTCGTGTCGATGAATGATTTGCCTTTGGCTGTGAGAAGACATTCGCACATCATTACTTCTGCCCCGAGAGCGGAACTCGTTAGACCCTCCTTGGTGATATTTCCGCACTTCGAACAGGTAGAATAGAAAACATCGCACCCCATCGACATGAATTCGATAGAGCCGTCCAGGATCTTCGCCACCAGATCTGTGTGGTCTCTGTGTGTGGCGACCAGGATATCCGTGTAGTAGATGTGTGTGGGTCTTTTTCCGGGGAGATCGATTCGTCGGAGGGCCGCGTCGGCGATAAATCCCTTCGCCTGGGCTGGTTCTTGGACATGGTTTAGGTAGTTGAACGCACCGATAAAAGAGCGGTAGTTTGCCCTCAACGATTCGTTGGACCATGTATCTCCGTTCCCGTTGATAAATTTTGCTGTCTCGGGTCGGATTAGATATGAGTTGGTTTCGAGGGAGACGGAGGATATGATAGAACTTTGAGTGAAAACAAAGTCCCCTGGATCTAGGGCTATCTTAGCCGTTTTTTGATCCTCCGAGACTATCCCCGATCCACGTCTGGCGATAAAATTACGCATTGTTCCTCCAACGAGTATGGGATCTCAGACTGGAGGTCAGAACCTCTTAAGAAGATAGGATCTCTATCTCTGCGATAGCGAGGGAGTATGGGATTAGAGTGTAGCCCAGGATTCGGGCTTCTGCCAGTTTTTTCGCTGTTACCCCCTGTGCGTATAGAGCGATAGCCCCCGGCTGCTTGCGGGAGAGGGGGATGTGGACTCTGGTGCCGATGGAGAGGTGGTCTAGGGTTTCTTGGATCCGCCGGGAGGACCATTTGGATGGTGGACGCCCTATGAGGGCTGTGGTTCGACCTTTCAGGAGAGATAGGACGGGGCCTAGCTCCCTCGTGGATCTAGCCTCTTTTTCCTTCTTGAGGTCTGGATCGGAGTCGTCTACTTGGAGTTTACGGAGATCGTACCGAGGAGGCCCTAGTTTGGGAGCCATCGGGATATCTGCTCTTCTCTTAGAACTCATTAGTTAACTCCTCTGAGGCTTCCTTCAGACCCAGGGTCTCAATCAACCGTTTACGTAGGTCGGTAGATGCAGCAATGTCATCAGGAAGAGCTGTGTAGAGATCTCTCATCATCTCGTTGAAGTTAGGATCTTTTAGGGTAAATAGATCTTCTTTTAACCCCCTATCTATATCATCTACATCGAGGTTTAGAAGATCGTAGATCACCGAGACGGGTAGAGAACCTTTCTGAAAGAGAGAGAACAGAATATCGAACACATCTTGGGATCTCAGAGACATTCGAGAGAAGGTTAGTTTCGGATAGATTAGCCGGGGGGTCCCCCACTCATCGATAGTGATCAGACCTTTTCGCAGAGCGATTGGTTTGAGGAGCCGGTCTTCGATGAGAGCTTCCACCCTATTCTTGAACGCTAGATATTCGACGTTCAGAATGTCGAGTTTGACGTTATCCCCCGAGTATGTGGAGTCCCCCGTTATCAGGGATTGAGGTATCCCCGTACCCATCGAGATGGTGTCGACGAGATTCTCTGAGGCGTCGATGAGATCGTCGAGCTCGTCTTTGATGAAGGAGTTGACTTCCTCCCATGTGATGGGGAAGTTGGCTACAACGGCGTAACCGGGATCATTGAGCATCCGCTCGACTTCGGTCCGGAGCAGAGCGACTTGATCTTCGGAGAGACCCTCGGAGGTCACGATCCGCCCGATCTTACCGAAGTTGTCCATCTTCGCCTGTAGAGCTTTCTTGGCGAAGTACCACTCCAGACACTCGTTGATGACCCGTTCTATGAGGGAGAACCCGCTGGTTCGCCGCAACCTCAGCAGATAGGCATCCCCCTCTAGGGTATCGTTGTCGACTGTTATGGTGCTACCGTCCGATGGCACGTCTTCCTGGTTGAGAAGTCGCAGGAACCCCTCTGTGTAACCCAGCTCCTTGAGGTCGTCGTGGGTTAACCCCTGAGCGATCAACTCTTGGAGAGCCGGCTCCGTCTCGATTGTGATGGCCTCGTAACCGAGGTCGGGGTTCTCCATTATCTCGAGGATCCGGTGGAACTCGATTTTCGATATCCTGTTTGGACCTTGGTACCCAACATCGTAGAACCCGATAAACTTGGCGTCTAGATATTCTCTTCTCTCTTGAACGCTCACACTCTCGGGATCTTTGGAGTAACGATCTTCGATATCGTTCAGTTTTGCTCTGTCTTCCTCTGACCTATTGTAGAGATTTTCCTCTAGGATCTCCGGATGTGCCAGTTCCCTGTTTCCGGTGTACGAGTCGTCTACCAGGGTGTGCGCGTCTCCGTAGATATTGTGGTGGAGTACCATCTCCCTCAGGACTTCGTTGAAGTTCGTCCGTTCCATGATCCTGTTGTAGAAGGTCGTGACGAAGTCCTTGACGATTTCTGGTACGCCTCTGGGTGCTTGTAGTCGGATCTTGGATAGAGGCAGATTTGTGTGGAGATCGACGACACGGGCGATAACAGGGTTGTATCTGTAGAAGTACCGATATAGAATGTTCTTTTCGAACCGAGATAGGTTTGAGAATGTATAGACACGGGATGTGAGCAGTTCTAGGATATGGAGAGCGTAGAGATCCAGAGGATCGTAGTGCCCTGTGTCGTCCGCTGTCTGCATCGCGATGAAAGGGTTGGAGGCGGTCGGGTAGCCCGCTGCGGTGTTGGTCGACCCTGTCGCTGAACCTGCGAAGTGTTTCGTGGAGATCTTCTGGTCCTTACCTTTGTAGAGGACGGCGCCACTCGTTTTCGCTTGAGTCCCTTCGACGGCGGTCCTTGGTCGCGGATCTTTTGGTTCGTGTTTGATCGCGGCGGTACGTGCGCCCTTACGGACCTTCGTTGCTTTTTCTTTGTTTGAGTCGCTCATCAACTTCTCCCGGGGACGATAGAGAACACACGTTGTGCCCCGGATCCCGATTTAGTGAGGGTGCCGGAGGGTTTCTTGTGTCCGAAAGACGGTCTAGATATACCTCCGTGTATCGCTCTTCCGCCGAGTACCTTCGTAGAGGATTTCATCTCGTAGGCCAGCCAGACGGCTCTGATCATCGAGTCGAACTGATCGTCGTGGAACTGTTGTCCCGGCGGAGCCTCGACCTTGATAATGTCCCTGCTTCGACGTTCTACTTGGAGCGCTAGAAGCTCTTTCATCAGATGTTCGTCGTAGGGAAGCTTTAGCTGCCCGGTATTGAGAAGGTTCATAAAGAGTTTGTATTGAGCGTCGTTAAATGCCTCCGTCATACCCTCGAAGACAAACCCTCGGATGCCTTTCTTCTTGATCATTGGGTCGATCAGCGCGGCGGACCATTGGTCCGCCATCCCCTTGGCGATTGGCCACCTCTGGTAGAGCCCGTGGATCCAGTCGATAACATCTTCGATGTACATCTGACTGTCGCCTTTCTTGGCGTATCGAACCTCTGAGTAGTCGACCACCACTTTCTCGCTCGTTGGTCGGTCGATGAATTCGTCTCGGTCGGGAGTGAAGGGGTGGGCGCGTGTACAGAGTTTTGCCCCGTCCTCTTGGTATGCGGGTTCGTAGTGGGCGATAGAGACGGCGGTACCGTCGTTCTGGAGAGCGAAGTCCACCCCGATAGAGTAGACCCTCTTGGGTGTCCCCAGGCCGGATGTCGGGTGGATACTGGTATCGAAGGCCCTGTAGAAGGAACCGAGCTCCGTGATCCATCCGGTACCTCCGTCGATAAACTCTGCCCCGAACTCCTGTTTGTATGAGGTTGGATCGTTGTTGAACCTCTCCTTCAGAAAGGCGGGGTTAACTCCCGGGTTTACCTCCCATGTAGGGGCTCTGATCGCGAGGGTAAACGATTTAGCACCTTGATCGAAGGCCCTCTCGTAGTCGAAGTAGAATTTCCCTTTCTTCCCGTTAGGGGAGGAGAGAATGAGGATTTTACCGAATGGCTTTCCCTCTGGTGTGTTGAAGTCGGCGATAGAGGGTGTGAGCGCCTCGTGGATCGCCTCGTCTAGAGGTTTATCTCTCGAGGATCTCGAGGCGTTCATGAAGTGCGCGAACTCCTCCATGATGACGAACATGTTACCCTCACCGCGCACACCGGGGGTGTTTGGGACGGCTGTCACCGTGATTGAGTTGGAGTTCTGTACGATTCTGCCTCCGCCGGAGGTCTTGCTGTTTCTGAGATCGTGTTCCGACCAGACCCTGAGTTGTGTCGCGGAGGGATCGTCTAGCATGTGCCTGTCGAAAGCTCGGGATTGTCTCAGGATGCCGACGAATTTCTTGAAGAGTCTCGCCGCGTTGTCTTGTCCGAGTGCGGCGAGGGTGATGTTGATCGGATCGTTAGGGAGGATACCGAAGTATTTCTGGGGTTGTGGGTGTCTCAGCACCTCGTAGAGTTTACGGGAGCAGTATATCCCCGTCATAGTTGACTTGGATGCCCTACGACCCATACACATCTGGATTTGTACGATGTCGGATTCCATGTATTCCTCGTAGGGCATGGAGATCCTGTTCTCCGCTTGGAGATAGGCGTAGTATTCCAGTTCGGTGAACGTGTGGAGAGTGTGTTCGTTGAATTGATCGCGGATAGCGATATCCCTCAGATAGTTGTCGAGAGGGAGTTTGTCGAAGAGTTTCAGAAAGAACCTCTGCGCCGGGAACAATTCCATCCCCAACCCCTGCGGACTCTGAGCGAACTGAATTATATCTTTTGGATTATCTTGGGATATCCGAGATCGAGCGAAGGCTGCTAGACCAGACACGTGGCCCTCCGGTTATCTTTTGAACGGGTTTTCGATCTCTGACAGCGCTTTAAAGGCGACACCTTTCAGTCGCTTGTTACAGGTCTCTTCCCAGTCCACAAGACGACCGGATAGGTTGTCGAGGAATATGTTTACCTTATCGGCTGGAAGTTGGTGGTCTTCCCGTAGGGTTTGTTCCACAGTCTCCACGAACCAGCGGAGAACTATCTGGAATTTAGGGTTGTGTAGGTCTACCTCTTCCGAGAGTTCGAGTTCCCGTTTCTTCACCAACATGTTGGTGAGGTCCCGGATACCGTGCATAGCGCGAGCGATGACAACTGAGCGATCTGCGGAGGGATTGACTGCGATAGCCTCTTGAAAGAGGAGTGGCATGAAGTGAGCTTTCATGCGGGCTAGCGCGGCGATCCTGTCTCCGACCGGCTTGTCGATTGCGTTGATCACCTCGTTCATCTGTCGGGTGAACTCGGCTACCTGAGATGTTGAGTCTTCTACGGTCGTGATGGTAAAGGGGTTCGGAGAGGAGTCGGACATAGGGGTTACACCTCGAAGTTGAAGTCGGCGTCCCCGGTTCCGAGGTTACCCCGTAGTGACCCTTTCGGGGACATCTGTTCGTTGAGAGCGAGGTACCGGATAATGCCTATGATCTCGTTGATTCGATTTTTCGGGATTCGTTCTTGGACGAGTACTGATTTGATATCTTCCTGTGCGGTTACCCCTTTCTCGTATAGGTGTTCGGCGATCGCCTTGGTCGAGAGGTCGTTAAGAGAGATTTCGACAGTTACGTTCGATTGTTCGTCGAGAATCGTCGGAAAACCTAGATCCCCCGAGTCGTCTACTCGTAGGTCGGCTTGACCTTCCAATGGAGTCATCTCGGTTTCCGCTGCCACCAGATCCAGATCGTCTGAGTCTGGTAGGTTCGATTTGGCCGGTGTGAGACTTTCCAGAGCTCGCTGAATCTCCCCGTCTCTCAGGGAGCTGGCGAGGGAGAGAACCAGATCGGTTATAGGAGAGGCTTTTCGTCGTGCCGGGTCGAAGTCAGACAGAAAGGGGGTAACAGATTCTTTGAAGACATTCTTCGCGATTTTCAGATCCAGACCCGCTTGACTGGATGTCAATTTAGCCCCGAGGGAGAGAAGCTTTCCGTACCACCGCAGAGCCGGGTTGACGCTCCTCGCGACAGAGTAATCTGCCATGAAGTCGACGATGTAGGATCCCGGAAGAGATCCTTTCTTGTCCCCCGTCAGCTCCAGTACGGTGTCTTGTTCCTTTGCTGCGATCAGATCGAGGATAAATTCTTCGACCTCTGTGGCTAGAACCTCTGGGGATTTCGCTACCTTTGGAGCTTGCGCGGAGATCTCTTCGTGTAGGATATCCATGTCTGGAGACAGATCCAGATCCCCTTCTGATGCATCCACGGAGATAGGTTCTATTCCCATCGAGGGCTCCTGAGGCGAGTCGTCAAATTTGAAATCGTCCATTTTGGCTACCAAGATTACCAGGCCCTATCGATCCGAACTGCCCCGGGGGCCACAGGTTTGATTATCCAGAGAGGATTCTCAGACTTCTTGAGGAGATCTTCCTCTGCTTCGAAGTCAAGATAATCCTCGGAGAAGATGATACGCGAGTCCGGATTCGCTCTTTTGATTCGGGCGACAACCATAGAGGCTGTCACATTACGGATCCCCGAGATCGAGACTCCTTTGTCATCCTGCGCGATGTGGACATGTTGACCAGAACCTTGGAAACAGCTTAAATCCAGATCCGCTTGAGAGGCTCTCGTTTTCGTAGCGGTACGGGACTTCTTGGGTAGAAGACTCCCGAAGAACTGATCTTCAAATCGGTCGGTACTCATTTCATCTCCTACAGAATAGAGGCACCTCTTCTGAGAGAACCTGCTCTGTCTCCATCGTTACGCTTGTAGAGGAACGTAATCACATTGGACTTCTCTCTGATGAACCTGAAGTAGTCTAGGTACATCAGAGCCGTTAATTTTTTGTGTACAGCCACGGCATCCTCTTCGTCTACCGGAGACGTTGATATCTTCTCCAGATGGGCTAGTACTTGACGAGATTTATTGGAGGCTCCCGATTGTGACGTCTCTATGAAGAACCGGATTCTGTTCTGTGCGAACTCCCAGTAGAAGAAGAATGCGAACTCGAACAGATCCTCGTCGAAGATCTCTTGGAAGTCGGTTCTTACCTGTTCCAGGGACTGGGAGGGCATCCGAAACAGAAACTTCAACCTCTTAATAATGAACTTTAACCTCCTGCTCACAGCGGCCTGTGAGATCCCGAACAGACTGCATATCTGCTCTTGTGACAATCCGTCTATGTAGTACAGGGAGGCTATATCCCTGTCTAATCTCGAGAGTCGAGATAGGTAACGCTCGATATATTGCTGAGAACTACGCATCAGATCCTGCAATGTCACTTTTGACCTTGAGGATCCGGGGATACTGGACTGTCCGAGGAAAGTGAAAAAGTCGGGGTGCTCGTCGAAAGATAGATGCATTTACCAGGTTCCTTGGAAGATTCGAAATGTCTTGGATGCCACCTCTAGCTCTCGGATAAATCGGAATTTACGTAAGAGCGCTTCTAGATTATCCGGGTAGAAGCTCCCTTTGTGCTCTTCTGGACGTATATGGAGAGTTTGAACGTGGGTAAGTTTGCCGAGGTTGCGGTGGAATTGACCGCTTCGGAGAAAATCGTTGGACCCTTTCCCTTTAGCGAGTAGCTCTTCGACTTGGGGGAGGGTTCTTATCTTGGTAACACTCTCCTTTAGACCTGGGTAACTCACCAGATAGTGGTTCCCTCTGGCGTAGTTGAACGCTTTAAGGGAGATCAGACCTTCACTATTTGAGTATATGGCGGAGTACCAGTTTAGTTGACTCCATGTGGAGAACCCAGATTCTCTTAGAATAAGATCTTTACTCGTCGTAGTTGGATGGGATCGATAGTAGATCTTTGGTTTGTATGTCTTCGTCTTGGGAAAGCTAGAGGCCTGGAAGTGTAGTCCCCTGGAGGAGACGATGAGAAGTTCGCGGTATTCCCCTTGTAGACCCCTGGTGAGATTCTCTAGTGTATTTCGTCCGGAGGAACCTTCGATATCGTAGTAGTAGAACCCTGCGGACAGAGAGAACTCCCTCAACCAATCCCTATTTTCCCTCAGAAGAGGGGGGACAGATTCTTCTTCTCCGCGACCAAGTACATACTTGGTGACGTCGTACCCGAACACTAGATGGATGTCCGAGGTCGGATGAAGGAATTTGAGCCGCAGTAATAGGAAGTAGACCCCCATAGCTCCTCCCACAAACTGACCGTTATCTGCTCGGAGGGAGTCGTAGTGTCTGGAGAGACGGTAGAGCTCCTCGTTGCCGTCTACTATAATAGCGGTGGTCTTTTTCTTTTTTGGCGGGGGCACTTGTTCCCTTTGAACCTCGAAGTCAACTGGATGGATGTCGTTGACTGGAACAGCTATGAAAACTGGTCTGTCGAGGAGGTGGAATTTGCAGGGAACAAGACCTTCTTCGTCGGGTAGATCACAGGCTCGTACGATAAGTTTGACCAGGGGGCCGTGAGAGATCTGGTAGTAGACCCCTTGTCGAATCAGAGCTCTTTTTTCTTTTATCAGGTTTTGAGAGAGACCGTGGATTTCTGATTCGGGAGCTCTCCCTAGGTTAGAGAAAGAGACCTTTGGTATGTCCTTGTGGAGGGAGTTCAGAACTTTTTCCCAGCGCGGATGATCTTTGATATAGATATAGTGGTTGAAGAGATCTCTGGATGTCTGACCTTTCGGCATACTGAGGAACGGGATATGCACGAAGGGGTGTGCTTGGAGAGATCTAAGAGGGTCAGCCAGATTGTCTAGATCGGCGTCTGTATAGATGACGTGATAGTGGCTCACTTTAGACCTCTGGTGTTTGTATGTTCGTGGAGGAGACTTCCTTGAAGTTGAACCTTAGAAGAGTGTGCATGTACACCGGGGTCTTCTCGGGAACATTTTGTTCGGGTGTAGCTTCCGCTATTCGTTGCTCGCGGGTAGCGTTCACCCTCATCTTCCGCGCGGACCTTCTTTCTAGTCGCGCGACATCTCCTGACTGAGTTGTATTGTTTTTGAACTCGGGTTTCATCTCGTCGATGAGACACAAAGTAGCGATATCCATATCTAGGTCTGAGGCCACCCTCTTACCCAGAACAAATTTCAAACCTTTGAGAAGAATTACTTCGGGATCTCCTATCGCTTTCATTGGCGTGATAATTGAGTCTATGGTGTGGTTCTGGATTAAGCTAAGAGTCGGAGCGATCTCGACTTTAGGTGCTCTCCTCACCTTCTGAAGAAGTAGTAACAGAGAGTTACATATTAGTTCGAATTTATCTGCGGGGTCCCCCTCCCACCTCCTGAGATGTTCGGAGACACCTACGGTGTCGAGGCTACAGATCGCGCGGAGAGTTTTGACCAGATGTTCTATCTCCCCTAGTTGGAAGACCTCCCGGACGATCTCGAGATCGAATTCTCCTTGCAGGAGTACTTGATCTAGATTCTTGATGAGGTCTCGGGGGTGTCCTTTAGAGATGAACGCGATCACCTTGAGGGCGTCCTGATCTGGTTCGGGGATGCCCTCTTTGTGGCATATCGTCGTGAGCAGGTGGACCGCGTCTTCGGCTTTCAGAAGATTGACTTGGAGAAGATGACATCTGGATTGGACAGCGTTTCGAACCTTGTCGATCTCTGTCGTGGAGAAGATGAAGCAGAGCCATTCGGGTGGCTCTTCGACGATCTTGAGGAGAGCGTCCCATGCTTGTCTGGAGAGACCTTGACACTCGTCCACGATGAAGAACTTCTTGTTTCCGTGGATAGGGGGCATCCTGGCGTTATCGATGATCTTGTGTATTTCGTCTATACGCCCTTTTGAGGCCCCGTCGAACTCCAGGAGTGCCGGGTGTTCCCTTCCCGTTCGACCGAACTTCCGGCAGGAGGTACATTCGTTGCAGGCGTCACCCTCTGTAGGGTGCTCGCATAGGGAACATTTCACCCAGTAGCGGGCACCGCTGGTCTTTCCGGAACCCCACGCACCGTGTAGGATGATGTTACGAGTTTGTTGATTCCTGTTGACCAGGCTTCGGAAGAGCCTGACTACTGAGTCCTGTCCGATGAATTGGCTCCACCTGGACGGTCTGTGTCTATTGAAGAGGTTCTCTTCCACGCTAGGTTCCTTTGACAGTCTCTCCGAACCTTTGTATAGCTAGGTAGAGGTTTAGCTACTCTCGGGTTCGGAGGGAGATCAGTTGGGCCTTCCATTCACATGAGTTTCTGATCTCTTCGGGGGACAGAAAAGTCCTCTGGGTGTTTGCCTCGAAGATATTTTCAGGCTGCTTCAACTCTTGTTTCAGACCTGTGATGTCTACGATGAAAAGGTGTACGATCTCGTTGGAGTTACCGCAGACAGGTTCAGATGAGATATAGTGAATTCTCTCTTCTCCGACGTCGTAGCCGGCTTCCTCTTGGACCTCTTCGACCACTATTCCCTTCAGAGGGAGGTCTTTGTCGATTGATCCGGTAAAGGCCCCGTGGATAAACCTGTCGTGAGGAGTGGAGTATTGGGAGAGTACCTGGAGAGGTCTCTCTTTTCGGGAGGTATCGATCAGCAGAAAGGCGACAGAGTTTTTACCGACTCTTTGGACGTAGTCGTAGGTTGTGTCGTCTCTCCCCGGTACTTGGGCACGGAAGAGAGTGATGTATTTTTTCTTTCCGTTATCGGAGGAGTCGGTCACCTTGTCGTGGACGAGCTTCTTGGTTAGCTCGCGGAACTCTGGGGTAATCTGAGCTGTTCGTTTCATATCTACCTCTGGTTCCTTTGTAATGTATGCACTCTGAGAAACGTCTGACCTCTCCAGGAAGTCTCGGGAGCCAAGATCCTGGTTGAGAGTTCAACCAGATTTCCTTGTCGGATAGTTGCGATCTTGTCTTTTACCCTGTCGAGGGCCCACGGGAGATCCGGTCTACTTGGATCGAGTTTGGTAGTTATGACATCTAGTAGAGATCGAGCGAGTATATTGGGGATAACTTCGGGTGTGTATCCTTTCTCGATCATTAGAGTTGAGACCATTTTTAGACCCCAGGAGTCGGCCATCTCGGCTCCTTTAGCTAGATCGATGATCGTATCTAGTACCTCGGCGTTCGAGTTCCTTTCCTCTACGAGAACCTCTCCTGCTGGTCGAAGATCGTTCGACTCTCTCAGTAGAGTTAGATATTCGACTCTCAGTAGAACTTGACCCGTATCCCAACTACCTCTAGCGGCCATTTGTGTCAGTACCTCGAGGTCGTCGTCGCTAACTTCGTCGTGCCTGTGTTTGACGAAGGAGGCGAGGGTCTTCTTGTTTTTAGGCCCTGGTTTGAATTCCTCGATCCGGGTAGTTATCTTTTCCTCTGTATCCCCCAGATCTTCTGAGAGGAGGATAACGGGGTTCTCTGATTGGAGGACGGATCGAGTAATATCGGGATCTAGTTTGAGACCCCTTCCGTCTAGGAGTAGGAGTTTCTTTCCGAACAGAGGACGTGTGAGAAGGGCTTCTTTGAAGGTTGCTGGAGGGACTTCTTCGAGAGGGAGTTCTTTGAACTTAGGTAGAGATAACAGACGGTTGAGGACCTCCCTGTGCATCGAGGCCGTCTCTGTGATGATGTGGATCTTTTCGGAGACAACGATCCGTTCTTTAGTTAGAAACTCTATGTCTTTCATTCTCTGCCCCTATCTCTGTATAGTATATACCGAGAGATAACATAAGAGCTGCCAGGGCGGTGAAGTAATCCTTCCCCGGCTTTTTCACCATTTTGTGGTGGGGTCTCGTTTCGATGAATTGACGGGTGTATTTGAGGACCCGACTACGATGTTGTCCTCTGGCGAGGGTGTTTTCCGTGTCTTCTTTTCTTCGAAGCCAGAGAATCAGAAGGACATCTATGATATCGGTGGCGAAGAATCCGAGGTCGACACCTTTCTTCACCGTTTTATCGAGCCAATTGGCTAGTAAGTGGGGGGGCACGGACTTTTCGATTTCCTCGTTCTCTAGGAGACCTGTTTGAACAGCTATAGCTCTATGATGGTTTGTCTTCAGTTCTGGGAGTTGGAGAGACGGAGTGAGAGCTTGTAGTTTTGGATTCTGTTGGATATCCGCTTCTGTTAGAGGGGTATCCTTGTGGTAGGATCGGGAGACGCATCTAGAGATAATCGCCCCGGGGAGCAGTGCTCTAGATGTCGCGAGAAGATGAATTTGGTGGTTCGGGGGAGGTTCCTCCGCGATCTTGAGGGTGTAGTCCAGACAAGGTCTGGAGGCCAGATCCAGGTCTTTGATAATGAGGTATCTGTGTGTCAGATCTACTCTCATATGGTCGGAGAAGGCTGCTAGGGTATCGCGGAACTCCTTCGCGGAGAGACTACCTGAGAGAAAGGTAATGTCGAGACAGGTCCCATTTTTGATTCTGTGACAGATCGGACAGGAGTTGCATCCACACTCTCTCGCCAGGATATGTTTTGTGATCGCGACTTCTCTTCCCGACCCCCTTGCTCCTAGATGGAGGAGGGTGAGTCCCGGAGGTACCTCGAAGAGGTTCTGTTCCTTCATAGGTACCTCCGGGCGGGCTCAGATCGAGACAGGAGGTTGCGGGGGCGCACCTTGCGGTGCTTCCGCCGCGGGCTCCTGAGCGGGGGCTGCCGCTTGGGCAGGTTCTTGTTCCGTCGCGGCCTCCTTCGGTTTCCGCGCGGAGGCCGCGATCGTCACGTTCTCCGGGATCTCGATACCCATCTCCTGGAGCTTTTTGGACTGGGCCCGGGTGATGGTCTCCGGGATCACACAGTCCCCGTCGGCGAGGGCTCGCTTGTACTCGGCCAGTTTTTCGGGTTTGTCGTCCCGATTCGCGTGGACCGATTTCAACTGACCCGGAAAGTTACCCCGGAGAAAGTTGGCCGACAGGTGCTGGAATTTCCGTTCTTTCGCCATGATGTGTCTCTACCTCTCTGTTCTTGAAGTGGTGTTCCCGGCTCGTAGCAGAGAGACAGGGAACTGAGTGGTTGTTATATGCCTCCCCCCTGAGAGGAAGATAAGGTGCTCTGAGCAGTACCTTTGTGCCCAGGATACGAGTCTTGTGAGTTTACGCAGACGCTCTCGCTGCTCTGCTTTGAGAGGCACGAAGCCCATACCTGGTTCCTGGGTGACGAGTATATATCGGTCAGAGCTCTTATGTAGATCTTGCGTGAATTGTTGGATAAGCGATTCGTCCTCCTCTCGGACCTCTTGGGTTAGAAGATCGAGGTAGAGAATTGTCTCTACCTCCTCTGGGGGGTTGTCTCGTGTAGCCAGAGCGGAGTGGGGTTTCGATGGGTCCACCTTTCTGATGTTGCGGCCGCCCAGGGTCGTTCCCAGAAGAGTTCCTGTCGCGTAGACACCTGCTGTCCAGAGCTTATACATTTCACACCTCTTGCAGTGCGGCCAGAACCTCTTCGAGGGAGGACATGAATTCCTCGGGCGAGAGTGTTGTTTCGTTCAGGGTAGGTCTCGTGTCGTGTTGTCTGAAATTACCGTGTACGGCCACCTGCTTGAGGTTATGTAGGGCTGGACCGTTCTGAGAGATAACCTCGATTCCGTTGGATGCCGTGAATTTTCGGGGTTTATGGCTGGTAGACCGAAACCACTCGGGGGTCTCCAGGCACTGATACACGATGTATCCTGGGGGAAGATAGATCAACTTCAGGTGGAAGCCATTGGTTCGGAGATTTTGGGTCACGGACACCTCTGGAATAGGCCGTTGGATGGTTATTTTTGGGGGCTGGAGCGATCTTTCGACCTACCTCGTGGTTATACTACGCAAACTGAGAAACCCCGGCAAAAAGGGCGTTTTAAGCCCATTTGCTAGTTGGGATGAGGTTCGCTCCTGTCATGAGATAGTAATCTCCGCCCAGAATGTCAAGCACCATTGTGTTGGCGATATGTATGAACCGCTGGTACCATCGACCCTGTTCTGTGTTCACAAAGAGGTCTCCGTCTACGTTCGCGGATAGAGTCAGGGTGTCGGGGAAGCTTCGATCTCGGATCAGTTTCAGGGTCTCGGACCATTTGGTTTCGAGGGAGCGGAGAACGTCTTCCATCCCGACAGCTCCCATATTCTCGGCCAGTATCTGGTTGCTAACCCATAGGTTCACGTTATCTATAACGAGGAGGTCTGTGGAGGCATTGATCAGATGAGGGTAGAGGTCGTGGGGTGTTGACACCAGGGAGACGGTTTCTGGGTAGTGCTTCAGTTTTCCTCTGAGGGATTGTCTGATCTCGTGCTCTGATTCCGCGTACTCGATGTTGGTTAGAGCGACGAGGGTTTCTCTATCCCCCACAATATGTCTGATAACTGACCCCATGTCGGAGGAGAGAGAGTGTTCGAGGTGGATGTTCATTCGATAAGACCCTGGGCCTTCAGTACCTGTTCGAGCGCCTTGAGACCTTTCATCCTCTCCTTTTTGGCGTACCCGTCAATGAAGATGGTTCCTTTCTCGGGCCAGTAGTTGACGGGGCCAATTTTAATCTGGCTTGGTACGGGGTTCTCCGTGTACAAACCCAGATCCTCCATACGCCGTTCGGCTTCCTCCTGTTTGCTTTCCCTTTTTTTTCTTTGTCTTGTGGTTGTTTCCGTGTCTACGACACGTACGAGAGGTCTAGCTGGCATATGGGTCTCCGTGCTCGTTTATGAGATGTTGGATCACTTCGCATATGTGGGTGATAAAGAGGGAGCGGGCTTCTGTCCAGGATTCGAGGGAGTCTTGCCCGCAGAGGTAGTGGATCCTGTACCCTCGGGTCTGATATATCTCGCTCAGCCGAACATTGAGTTTCAGGTAGGTGTCTTCTAGTTCGGCGCGAACCCCCACGGCATCGATATCTTCTTCGCCGAGGAGGGTTAGGATGTCTTCCACCCGCCCCTCCTCGGCGGCGGCGGAGAGGTCCTTGAATTTGGCTTCGGCGTCGGGATCGTCGGAGACGTCTGGATGGAGTTTCCGAGCCGCTGCTTTGTATAGTTGCTTTACCTTGTCGCTGAGATCTGGGGTTTCGACCTCGTCGAAGAGGGAGGGGGAGACCCTGTTCGGAAACATCTGGACCTTGTCTGTCAGATCCTTGAATTCCCGTGCCAGAACGTCGGAACTCTGTTGTATGTCTCTGTTGAGCTCGTCGATCTGTCGACGAAGGTGTTTGATCTCGAGGATTAGCGACCGACGTGGTCGTAACCTATCGGCTGTCGTGGAGACGAGCGCGTTGATATCAACAACCGAGTCGAAGGGCTTCCTTGGGGGATCTGATCTCTTGGGTTCCATTTGAGGATATAGCCAGAATGGAACCCCTACCCGCAGCTCCAAGTCGGGTCGACACGTGTACCCATCCGGGTCTCCCCGGCCCGACCCCGTATTCGTGGATTAACTGGTCTATGTTTAGGCGTTCCAGATTGAGGGAGAGGTAGGCGAAGAGGAGAAAATTGGCGTTGATATCTTGTCGGAGAGTCTGGCCAGTCGTCTCTATAGTTCTCTTCTGGAGGTGGGTTCTGAAAATCTGAGGGAGGACCTCGTTTGACCTCAAGAGGGCGTCGGGAACTTTGACGTCGGTTGCCTCCCCCTTGACATGTTGGGAGGTATCGGATCCTCCGACGTATCTATTGAGTTCGGGACTTCTGTACCCCGAGGAGATTCGCAGGGGACAACCTAACTCGCTCCTCGCCGGTTGGAGAACTCTGAGAACGAGGTTATTCAGGGAGCCCACCACTTCGCGAGAGGGAGCCATCATCGTCGCGTACAGATCCGGGAGTCTTGCGGCCACGTCCGAACTTAGCATCTCCGCGAGAGAGAAATTCTGTGATATCCTCCAGTGTAGATCTACCATTTCATGGAGACCTGGCTGTCGGCGACTTTTGGTGTCGATTGCTCCCTCTTCAATTTTCCTTGATGGTGTCTGTCCAGTACGTTACCCACAGCCCGCTCTCCGAACCAGAACGTGAAGACTGCCATAAAGATAGCCCAGAGCATCGTCGGTACAGCCGCGAGATTTGCCTTTACTTCCGAGGCATCCACCCACCCAAAGATCAAGGCCGTGATAATTATCGTGGCCCAGATAGTGAGGAGAGGTCGGATAGAGGCTCTGAGATTCTTGATGAAGGGCGTTTGATCCGCTGCTCTGCCTTCGTAGTCCAACATGAAAGCGCGGAAGTTACTGGTGGGTTTTTCCGCCTCTTCCATAAGTTTCAGTTGGAACTGTTGTGTCATCTGAAGACGTAGCTGGTCGAACTCCATCTTGGAGATAGTGATCTTGTCTTCCCCTTGTTTCCACGCGAAGACACCTTTTGCCACCGTGTCGAAGACGCCCAGTACAGCTGAGAGAGGTTTTAGGGACATTTGGTCCTCACGCCGCCAGGAAACTGGGTTTGTAGTGTTTCATGAAGTGTCGGGTGGCGAAGTGTGTTGCCGCTGGCAGTAACACGAGTATCACTCCCTGAGGAATACCAATGTTAAAGAGGACATATGCCAGTCCAAGGCCAGCCGACCAGGACACGCACAGATCACAAGCCGTCTCTTTGATCCGTTGCATCTGAGTTTCTCCGTGAGTTAGGGGGATTCGGTTCTATTTCCGCGGGAAGCGGGGTAAGGTCTTCACCTCTGATTTTAGGTTCGGGTATATCGAAGACCCTTCGAAGTTTATCGGAGACAATCTTCTCCGTTAGAGATAGCCAACGAGCTCCCATGTGCCCTGCCACCGAGACTGTTGCTGCTGTTCCATAGAAATCCATTTCCAAGGAGAGACAACCCCAGAAAGCTATGAGCCCCGAGAGGGTAGATGAGAGGACATCGTGCGCGAGGGTAAAGAAGAGGATGATCTTTCTTCTTGGGAGACCTTTATCGATAATAGTCTGTAGAAAGGTACTGAGACCCCCTATGAGAGATAGCAACACAACCCAGACGAGGCTGTTTATAGAGGATAGAAATTCCACGAGGACCCCTAGATTTCGTATACAGATTTATAGCCGGGAAACGAGGGAAAATCCCCCGGGGATACAGCATCTCTCTCCATGAGAGGAGGTCCCGTACGTCTTTTTACCACACCCAGCTTACGGTTCACTTCCGGCCCGTTTATAACGAAAATAAATTCGCTACATACTACAGCGGTGGTGTCGTCGAAATCGAAATCCATGTCGTAGGGAGTACCTATCATGCTCTCGGCGCGGGCGGAGATCTCTTCTATTTCCTGGGGGGATAGACCTTCCGGGCGGAGAACCAGGATCTTGTCTGTGCGACAGAACTGATATATATCTTCGAAGGAGACCCCTTTTGCCACGGCGTGTATGACCCTGTCTTTCGAGGTTACGTAACCGATGTGGGTCCACGGCTTCCCGGAGAGAAGCCGGATAAAGAGACCGTCCACGTAATCGGTGTACCCTCGTAGGATGATATCCCCTTCGCGGAGCTCTTGGGAGATTTTTCGACTATCTGCCCCTGTGACCTTATACCCCCTTGGTTTGTAGTAGACAAATGGGGGATATTTCGAGAGTCTCAGATGGCTTACAAAGATGAAGAACTTGTTACGTATTGCTTTGAGGAGGTTCAAGGGAGCTAGTGTATCGAGATTATCCATGTTCGTTGTAGACTCCTCACGGAAAAGGGGGGTTTCCTTTCTCAAGGAAACCCCTTATGATCTCACAAGAACCTCTTGGAATCTGAGGTTATCTTATGATCCGAACAGTGATACATTGCGATTGGTTTCCACCCACCCACTGAGGGAGGAGAGATAGATCAATTCCAGTACGTTCCCCTCTTTCAGGAGGGCGTCTCCTTTCAGAACGAGACCCGTACCGTTCGTGAGTTTCGTGTAGTCGGTATTGCTGGTTCCCACGATGATCACGTGCTGACCGTTGTTGCCCGCCGTCAACTGGGGGTCCCCGAGGGTCACTTCTCCACCGGCACTGGAGAGGAGCATCACGGCTTTGTCTACCGTGACTGTGTTCCCTGCTGACGGTGTTTGTGGAGCGGACACCGAGAGAGATTCGTTCTGATCCAGGGTGGATTTCCAGACTGCCGTTCCCACCGAGGCATCGAGACAGACGAACTCGTCTTTCGTGGAGGTGTTGTACCACCGGGATCCGATAGAGTAACCTCCGGATGAGTCGTCGTTTGCCGACGGGTCGGATGTCGTCGAGTTCGACTTGGTGTTGTCCAGGTTACCGAGACCGACCTGGGCCTTTGTGACGGAGTGGGGGTTCGCTGTGTCTGCCCCGTGTGCGGAGATAGCCGTCTCGTTTGCGTCTGCCTTGGTGACAGCGGCCTGGATATTGGCGTTCTTCGGTTCGTATGATCCACTGAGGTCCACGACCCCATCCTGACCGTCGACGGTCAGAACATCACCGGAGGCGGTCACCTCGGCCCAGTCGGCCATCGAGGCGTTGGTGGAGTTGAGCGCGAAGTAAGTCCGTCCGTTGTCGGTTCTCTTGGCGACATCGCCTTCTTGGACCGTGAGAGCCAGTTGGGCGGTCTCGTCAGCCACCACACTCACATTGTCCACGGCTAGAGCCGGGAGGTTGGCGCTCGGCACCTGGGAGTTGGAGTCCAGAGGGCAGACACCGTTCGCCGCGTCCTTCGTGGCTGCGTCGATCGGGGTAAACCCAAGAGCATCTTGTTTCCCGGTCCAGGTCGCCTTCTCCGCGTCTGAGACGAAGCGGTTGCTGGCGTCCTGGGTGATAACCGAGGGACTGTGGTTCGCCGGGTGCGTGTAGTTGTTGGCGTTGGTGTCCACCGTATCGAGTTTGGTTCCGTCGACGGAAACGTCGCGACCGTCTACCTGTCCACCCGTGATCAAGTTGGAGACGGTGACATCGGCGAAGGTGGGAGATTGAGACACACCCACACCCAACTGATCTCTGGTTACACCGTGAGGGTTGTTGGTGTCTCCGAGATGGGAGACAAGATCTTCCGAGGTGGAGGTATTTTTCCACACAGCTGCTCCGACGGATGAATCCATGCACATGAATGATTCGTCGGTCGTGGTGTTGACCCAGAGAGAACCCACCGCGTAACCACCGGAGAAGTCGTTATTTACGGTTGGGTCGATTGTCGAGTCGAACTTGGATTTGATATTCTGCACCACACCGAGACCGATTTGATTTTTCGTGACGGTGTGTGGATTGTTACTGTCTGCGATATGAGTCTGAGATTCCGACAGACGGGTGTCGTTGTTGAGTACGACAGGTTGTTCGGATCCGTCGACACCGGCCACGATCCTGTCGAGGGTTTCGTCCCATCCGAAGATCGCGTCGTTCTCGTCACCCCTGGAGACCCTGATAGCGGCGTCGAGGGTAGGCGCGCCTGTTGTTACCAGCGCGTTCAGCGTGATATATTGATCACCGACGTCCATCTCGTTGACGCTGCTCTTGTTGACGATGGCGGCGTCGAGAGTTCCTCGGACCTTCAAGTCCCCGTAGAAGTCGGCATTACCGTCTGTGATTTCGAGTGCGTTCCCGGATGAATTGGAGAGGGTTGTCTTCCCTGCCAGGACACCCGCGACGTTACCGTCGTTTGAGACATTGAGGGACTTGAGATCGAGGATACCCGTACCTTGACCGGTCGGAGTATCCAGGTTGAAATGACCGTCTGCGAGGTTCAACCGCAGTTTGTAGACATTCTGAGACGCGTCCTCGAACCGATATTCCGGGTTGAGGGTAATATCACCACCACCGGGGTTGTATGTGAAGGGTTTCGCGGTGAAGAGCGATGCGGCCATCACTGGTTGATCTGCTGCGTCTGTTGCCCCTTCTACGGTAATGTCGAAGGTAGACCCACCCAGGGTTGTGTTGTCTCCGAGGTAGAGGGTAGCGGCGGACAGATAGAGATCTTTGAACTTGTAGGTCGGGGATCCGAGGTTCCAGGTCTCCGTTTGCGTCGGTACAAGGTGCCCGCCGATCTGAACCGTGTTTCCGGATTTCGGGAGCAATTGGTCCGTGTAGATCGACGCGGCGTTCAACGACGGAGTGAACATATCGGACTCGAAGAAACAGACAACCATACCGGAGATTGCTTCCCCGAAGGTCACCTGAAACTGGTCCTTGGTCATATCGTGGGGGCTGACCTGCTGGATCACCTTGTTGTCGTCGTAGATCGTGAAGATCAGATGCGACGGATCGAGCAGATCTCGGTTATGCACGACGGTCCATGTGGTCGCGGCTACAGCTTCCACGTGGATATAGGTATCTTTCTTGTTGGCGATCGGGTACCACATCTCGACCGATTCGATCACGG